AAAAAGTTGTATAATAATAATAATAATAATAATAATAATAATAATAATAATAATAATAATAATAGTTACAACTTTAGAAAAACGGTAAATTGCACAAACGCAGTAGATAAGCTTTCAAGTACTCAGATTCCGACTTGTTATATCGATGATATAACAAGTGAAAAAAAAAAGGCTAAATATATCGATGATATATCAAAAGATGAAAAATATATCGATGATATATCAAAAGATGAAAAAGTTCCACAGGAAACGGAGGTAACCGAGATGGAAAAAGACAAATTGCTGACTCCGAAAGAAAATGCAAAGATTCAGCAGAGAATCAAGAAACGAATTTTATGTATGGCAAACAACGAAATAATGCTAACCGAACTGGAAGAGAAACTAGCAAAGGAATTCAATCTGTCCGTTGATGATATTTCCTGGGTTGTTGCAAAGCTAGGAAACGAAGGAGAACTGATTAGACCGAAAGCAGGATTTATTCAATCTCTGAATCCGGTAGAGGAGGATGAAAAATTAGGGGATTAAACGAATGGGAAGGCATTAAATTTCAATTATTATGTTTTTACCTTAATCTCTATACCTTTTTCCATAATAATTGAAATTTGCTATGTTCCCGTTCGTGTAGCGAAGTCATTTATATACTGACTAATGGAAAACAATGGAAAGAAACATTTATATATTTGCTATGTTTCCTTTATTAAAAAAATGACGGAGATATATGTGCGGAAGCATGGGGTGAGGATACAAATTGTAGATGCTAACAAGCAAGTGCCTTCTAAAGCTATGACTATCTATGATTGTTCAGTCGAATCCGCTTTCCAAAAAATTAAGTCCGTATTCGAATTAAAATGGGAAGAAGAGAATTAGAACCAACCGAAAGATTAGCTATAGAAAAACAAATGCCTAGATTTGAAAGAGTAAGACGTATTCTGTGGGCCAGAATTAGGGGACTCGATCATATGATTAATTTTGAACTATCTGCGAACTTCGAAGAAAAAATGGAAGAACTCAAACTTAGAAAAAGGCAGTTCGAAGATGAATACCGCGAAAACGAAATCAATATTATCAATCTCAGAGATCAACTGGAGAATGGAGTATTAACCAAGGAGGAAAATCAAAATGGTACTAGCAACGCCTGAAATTTATGGGACTGGAGAAGATTATGAAAAACTTTCGTTAAGGGGGAATTTGTCCAGACAAAGAAATCCTTATTATGCGAAATTGATAGATACTCAGCAAGAATTTACTAAGAAAAAACAACCCTTCTGTTTTAGGTGTGCTAAAGCTGACTGGGAAGAACTCCAAAATGAAAAAGGAAAACCAAATGCATCCCGGAAAGAGTTGCCCACTTTGGATACTTATTCTGACCCGAACAGGTTCAAATTTGTTAAGGTTGATGAAGCACGAAACCCAGTCAGGGATGTTATGAATAATAAAATTGTAATGACTGTCGTTGGCAAAGATTATTCGTATATTTGCAAGGTTAGAGGCTGCCGACACACCATTTTCAAAGAAGCAGGGGAAGCAGAAGTCCCACCAATACCTATGAAAGAAGATTTAAGAAAAAAGCAAATCTTTTAATCAACGATTAAAACTTTTAATCACTGATTAAAACATTCGTGCACAAACCGTGGCAGCAACTATTTCAAATCTAACTCCTTTCAAGAAAGGAGATCCTCGAACTATTGAGTGTGCCAGAAAAGGAGGACTTGCATGCGTTAATAAATATCGCCAGCATTGGGGGTATTTGAAAGAACTCAAGAAACAAAAACGAATAACCCCCAAAGATATGAAACGGATCATTGAGATCATGGATGACCCGGATGTTTCGGTTGCGGATCTTTATCTTTTTGCCGACGAACTAAAAAATAAGCCGGGGACGTCTACACAAACTTTGATTAATTTGATGGACAAATTTATTGCATTGCACAAACTCCGTCACGGAGAAAAGTTGCAGATCGAGACTAAAAACGTAAATGTCAATATCGATGTTACCAAAGAAGAATTTGATGGACTCTGTTCCCGATTCGGACAAGGAAAGTCTGTTTATGATGTGGTGGATAGAGAAGATAACAAATCTGAAACTACATGATTATCAAATTGCTTTTCTCATCGACTGTCTGGTTTCTAAACGGGTCGTAGGCGTTTTTGCGCGTCAGTCAGGCAAAACAACGATATGTTCAGCGTTTGCAGTATTTTATGCTTTGCGTAAAGAAAAACGAACCGTGCTTGTTATTGGTCCGACCGATAGACACGTAAGTATTTTTGCCAAACGTATGCAAGATTACTTGACGGCTCCACAGGTTCAGCCATACGTCCTACGCTCGACAGCCCGCCACATAGAATTCAAGAACGGGAGCGAGATTAAGGCAATGACTACCGGTGATTCGGGGGATAACATTTTGGGGCACACAGCCGACATGATAGTTCTTGAAGAAAGTAGTTTGATCAAAGATACCATTTATACTCGGATTATATTTCCCATGGTAATGGCTCGCAATGCAACGATAATCAAAATTGGCACTCCCAGGGGTCGCAACCATTTCTATGAATCGTATCGAGACAAAAATTATAGATCGCATAAATATAATTATACGTGGTGTCCTTCGTTCACCAAAGAAATTTTGGAGGAGTATAGATTGACGGCGACTCAGCTAGAATTTGAGACCGAGATGAATGCGAACTTTGTAGAAGACGCGGATACATATTTCAAGTGGTCTTTGATTGAAAGTAGTATCTCCGACATTCAGCAATATCCCGAGTACACTGTTCACCCCAAATCAGAATTTTTTCTGGGTGTAGATTTTGCATCCAAAGGTTTGGATGAGTGTGTGTTCATTGTAATAGAGCGACCATTCACTGAACCAAATATGTTATACGTTAGACTGATTGATTCAATGAAACAAAATAAATTGACGGAGGCAGTAGGCCATATTCAACATTTGGATTCTATCTGGCATTTTAAGAATATTTGTGTTGACCAAACTGGAATGGGTGAGATGCCAACCGAACTGTTGAGGACTAAATGGAGTGGGCGGGTTATTGGGGTAACATTTACTCAGCAATCAAAAGAAGAAATGTATGCCAACTTGCAACTGAAAATGGAGGGCGGGGTCCTCAAATTCCCCGACCACAAAAAGTTAGTGTATCAGTTATTGGATTTGAGATATGAACGGTCTGTGAACGGCCGACTTAAGATTTCGCACAGCGAAAGAGGTCACGACGATTTCCCGACCGCTCTGGCTCTGGCTGCATGGTGTATGCGACCAGCTGCATTTGGGTACCAATACGCCGGTGTTGCGGGGGCGAGCTGGGATTAGTCAACAAATTATATATTTTGGGGGGAACTTTTATAAATCGAAATAACATAATCCACAATTAGTTCAAATCTCCCGTTTCATAATCATGGCAATCTTTGATTGGTTTAGAAAGAGTAGTGAGACGAAAGTATACAATTCTAGTTTTGCAATAACTGCGCCAAATACCGATATTAAGGAACAATTCAAGGGCGAAATAAATAAACGCGGATCACCTATTTCTAGTTTGCGAGAGGATATTGGCGAGGAACACCCATTCGATTTCAAACTTACCGAGGACCTGTACAAAAAGTTTGGGTTCGTTACTGGTGTCATTGACAAGTACGTTGATTTCGTGGTGGGTCCGGGATTTTATGTTGTTTCCGAGGACGAAAGAGCCAAAACAATAATCACCCAGTTTATGCACGATATGAATTTTGATACTTTGCTAAGGGGATGGGTCAAAGAAGCATTGATCAAAGGTAACGGTTTTTTGGAGTTGGGTGGTAAAAAGGATCAGCCTCCGACGGGCGCCAAGGTATTGGATGCGAATTATATTTATGTCAAGCGTAATGATTTTGGAGATGTTGAGAGGTACACCCAATACCGGGGGCGGATATCCAAACTGATCGTCTTTGATCTAACCCAGATTGCCCACATCAAATTCAATAATTTGGCGGATGACGCGTATGGGATTGGTCTAGTCTATCCGGCACTGAATACTATTAACAATCTTCTCGGTAATGAAAAGGATATGCATATGTTGATGCGGAGGAAGGCAAACGCTCCCTTCCATGTTAAGGTGGGGAATATAGAACATAACATAATGCCTACCAAAGACCAGATCTCTCAGCTAGGCAAAGATTTGGAATGGTTGCATAACAAACATGAATGGGTTACAGATGCTGCGGTCGAGATGAAGGTGTTAGACTTTGGGAATATTGGTGAGAAGTTTGATGCTATCAATCGGTACGACCTCGACATGTTATTCTTCACGTTCCAGGTTCCGGAAGTATTGATGGGCCGTGGTTCAATCCCCGAGGGGTTAGCCAAAGTTCAATTAGAAGCCTTCGAACGTCGAATTCAAAGTATGCAGGCCGAGATAGAAAAGATAATCGAAACCCAAATCTTTAATCGGGTGTTGGTTGCAAACGGAATAACCGCCCATGTTGAGTTCGAGTGGGGGCAAGAATCCGAGTCTCGGAAGGTTCAGCGTATTGACTCGATTACTAAAATCTTGCAATTGTTTAGTCTGCAACCGAAATTAAGAACAATGTTAGAATCCGAGCTGGCTGTTTTATTGAACCTAGATTCCGAGATTTTGATGGATCCAGAGGAGGAACGCGAATTCGAAGAAACCCAACCCCAACCAATCGTGCCCGGCAGTAAGAGATCGCGGGAATCGATCCCGGGAAACAATTTTGTTGAATATTTGACTGAGGTTGATGAATATCCTTTGAAAGAGTTTGTTGGGTTCAATTATTTGGAATATTTGAAAAACATATTTAAGTTCATAGAGAGCAAAGAATTCCCTAAACGTGAGTATAAAGGTTTTGAATTTGTGCCTGGTACAGAACAGAAAGAGTGGCGTGAAGTTATTATAAGTTATGATTTGCATGACAATTTGAGCGAGAAACAGATTAATAGATTGCGGCTGGTACTTAAGAACGGATTGGGAGAGGGTGCAAGTATCCGTCAGATAGCAGCAGATATTAAAGATGCAGTTAAGCCTGAGCAGATAGGTAACTTGAGCACTGAATTTCGTAGTTTGCAATTGGCAAGAACCGAAGTAGTTAGGGCCGCAAATGAAGGCGCCTTGAAAACGTATTCGGATCAGGGGATTAAACGGGTTGAATGGATTTCCGGGGGTTCGGAAAGAACCTGCGCTCGATGCGAGTCGATGAATGGCAAACTCTTGAGTTTGGAGGATGCAAAGGAACAGATACCTGTTCATTCGAACTGCAGATGTAATTACGTGCCAGTAATGAAAGGGTGAGATAGTGCAACAAAGACCTAAATGCGATAATCCGAAATGCGAGAACGGGGCGTTAATATTTTATGGAGTTAAAAAGTTGTGTGGAGATTGTTGTATGAAATTGGAATCAGTGAAACAACGCGCATATGATCAGTTATTGGAGGAAGCAAATGAAGAATTGGCAAAGTAGAGTGGTGTGCCCTAATTGTAATGCAGTAACGTTAAGATCGCCCAATTCAGGAGACTTTGTTCATGACTGTGCGACTGATCCGAAATCGATTACTGCTGTGCGGCAAGATGATATCCCCCGACGAAACACTATTACCGATAGTGATGGGACTACTACGTTTCAATTAGCAGAAATGATTTATGGGGGCGTAGAAAATAAGTTGTGGGGGACTAGAGCGGAATTAGAAGGAGAAAATGTCGATCCACGAAATGTACGTGGGAATCGTACCGAGACAACATCTGCTCGAAATCATTTCGAATATTTAGATCAGGATTCAGAGGAATAAAAGAATGTCATACCATGTTAGGACTCAAGAAATAAGTATGTCGACGGGAGAAAGTGGATCTGCCGAAATCTTGAGTTCACATATTAATGGACAATTGTATGGTTTTTCGTTTCAGTCAGATAAACAAGTAAGTTTACGTTTATCGTTATCAGACTTAGATGTTTCCCTATACGAGCAAAGAGCAATCCAAGGAGAAAGGTATATTCCGTTATTGGCCAGAGCACATTCTGATAACGGAGAAGTATACAACTTTGCGCAAGTTCCATGGTTTATCGATGATTCGATAAAAATCTTTGTGAAGGGGTCTGTGCAGAGTTTAATTAAAATAAAATTATTTTATTTGGAAGATTAAAAATGCCTGAAGTATTATTGACGGGGGATGGGCTGGGGTATACAGCGAAGATTGACAAATCAGGAGCTTTGTTTACCGTTGGTAGCATTGTTAGTATGCCCTCGATCACTCTTGGCTCCGTGGACGTTCAAATAGGTGCCGTAGAAATCCGTGACCAGGGAAGTGATAATAGGGCGACAGTTGCGGGTTCTGCGTTATTCGTGTTTGGGACCACTGGCAGTTTTTTTTATAACTCGGTTTCAAGTATTACAAGTGGTGCTGATTCGGCAATTGGTAGTGTTGTGTCAACCGGTAGCTTTTATTTGTTGGGGTGGGAGGCCGGAGGAACTGCCGAAGCCAAGTTTAGATTGAAGCGGGGGGCAACTGTGATGAGTACTCTCCGTAATAGTACCGCCCAACGTTATATTTCCAGGGATTTTATGTATCCCGTTCATTTCAATAGTGGGACGGTAATAACTGTTACAGGGGAACACGGAGAAACTTTAAGCCAAAACTTTGAAGCGACTTTGTGGTACAAACTTATATAATTGTGAGAATAGATTTAAGAATCTGAAGTTATAATTTATTGTTGTGAGGCTAATAAATGGGAGATATTGGAGATATTAATCACGAAACAAACGTATTGGTTCGGCGTTTGGAATTAGATTTGGAAGATAAAAATATTACTAAACGCGAAATAAAAGTGCAACAAGAGAAAGCTGCACAACAATCGCGCAGGTATGATGTTGAGCTTATGAAAATCGATATTGAGATTAGAAGGTTAGAAAACGAACTTAAGCTTCATAAACAAAAATTGGAGGGGATAAATAATGGCTGATTTTGCAAGTAGGTTGCCTACTGAAAATTTAGGTTCGGTAGCAGTTACATCACAAGCAGTTTGGGTAGGGGTAGGTTCTGTTCTCGTCACCGGGTCAGTAAATTTAGGAGCAGCAATGGTTGCATGGACGGGAGTAGGTTCAACTCTTGTCACGGGGTCTGTTAATCTTGGAGCGGCAATGCCCGCGTGGACTGGTGTTGGTTCCGTCTTAACCACTGGTTCGGTTAATATTGCCGGGAATCCTGGAGTTTGGACTGGAGTGGGATCTGTACTTGTTACAGGGTCTGTAAACATCGCGAACGATATTAACGCTCAGTTTGGTCAAGAAGCGGGCGCAGTTGTAGATTATTCCACTGCTTCGGCACTGGCTGCAGCGGGTAGCAGTATTCATTGGTATAAACCGACCGGAAGTTTTTATGTATTGGGAGTCAAAGGGAGCTTCAGCGGTAAAGGGAAGGTAGTTGTTGGTACGGGAAGTCCAACATCAACAAATAAAGTTGTGTCGTTTAATAGCACCGCACATCCCGACTGTGATATCGCCTTCCCGGATACGATGGGTTTATACATTGGATCGAACACTTTGTTACAAGTAGTTAGATTCAATCGCGAAGCAACAGATGCGCAAGACGTATACTCGACTGTTTTCGGGGTGAACAACCCATAAAATTAATTTAATTTAATTTTATTTTTTTTCATATTTATGGCAGACTTAACAGCATTTCAAGCCGCGGATCCGGTTACACCAGTTACATCTGGTGGTGCATTGTTGTTTGATAGTACAGCGGGCCTTATAACGGGAAGCGTCGTAGTACCGAACGCAGTAGGATCGGTTGCAGTAACTACTTCTCCGTTGACTGTTAGTGGTAACATGATTTCTTTGGGCTCACCAGGTTTCAAGTTAGCGCAAAGTAGTACCAGTGGAACGTTTAAGTCTGTCTGGGATCCCGGGGCGAGCAACAAAGTAGAAATCCATGGCTGGGATATTTCGTCCCAGGTAGCAATGCAAGTTATTGTAAAGATCAGCGGGGCCTCGACTGTGGCCGTACAACAATATCATATTCCTGCGTCTGGTGTTTTGATTAAAACGTTTGTATCCCCGATAGCTCCGGGCGCGAATGCACAGATATTTGGGTTTGGTCAGACTGCCGCGGGTAGTGTTGACATGGTTGTATATGGTCGAGCAATATGATTGAACAATTCGAGTTAGAAGACGGCAAAGAGCATGTTATATTGACTGGTTCTGGTATCGACGTTAGACTTGCGTATTGGGTAACCAATAAAGGAAACATTTACAGGGCAGTAGGGAGATGCCAGCCCGGAAATTGTTGTAATACCGAGAATAACCGAAATTGTTGTGAAGAGTATGGATGTCCGTTCCCTCATGACGGAAAGAAAGAATGTCCTTCGTTCGGTACTTCGTGGAAATTAGAGAACGGAGAATTCGTGTTTACTAAAAAAGCGTTGTGGAGACACACCTGGATTCCGTTGGCGTACTTACTTTATCCTTTGCCAGAAACAACCGATTTATTTATTCCCGGATGTAAAGTTAAATACGAAAAAGTCAAATAACCATGGTAACGATAAATATTGGGAGTATTGGTAGTGGGGCGAGACAAATTTCGTCTTCGCTCGAGTCTGTTCAACACGGCATTCAAAGAAGTGGTGTTGGTTTTTGGGCATTTTACCAATTTGGCTTTTCCACTGGTTCTTTTTTTGGTAATGAATATAAAGAAAGTCCAATAGGCGAATGGGCGGGGCCAATCGAAAAAACTCTGTTTTACGGAGCAGGAGATAATGAATTTGCTGTACAAAAAGTTTTGCAAAGTGGAACAACTTTTTATTTGTTTGGGGATCTGAGGACATCTTATTATGCTTCAGGCCCAATGATAACTTGGACGATTCCCTCTTCTGGCGTGGTGGCAACTTCGGGGGCAGTTCAATGGATCATACAAACGAGTGGTCATGACAGAGATGCATATCAAACAGCAATGCTTTCATCCGACTCTAACTTTTGGGTAGCCAAGGGAAATATTTTGAAAACTGAGAATGTACACGGCGTCGATGTGTTTACTTCTGCGATTCAAGTCTTTAGAAACCCCAATAATTTGGATATTAGCGGCGCCGCATTTAACAAAGTTAGTTTTACTACGGGTAGCCAAACTACAGATTCCACTCGGCAATTTTATTCGTTAGCAGCACTTCCGGGAGGCAGTGCGCTTTTAGTCTATGGAAGACCAAATACAAATTCAACCAGTAGTTTTGTTTCTGTTGGCAGCGCTGTGCACTATCGCGTCATTGATAGCGGCCTAGGTCTGGGCACCGAACAATTGTTTGATGCAGAGGGATTTGAATTTGGGAATGTCCTAACTCAATTAAATAAAGGAATGATCAATTGTATTCATGATACAAATTATAATGCTCACGTTGCTTGGTTGGGTTCTGGATCCCCCCACAATATCTATTACAAAAACTTCACTGGCGGGGCTACGTTAGGGGTTCGAAGAACGATAGCAACTGCATCTGGTTTGAGCCAACCCGCGATTACGATAGATAACACCGATCAGACGGCATATATCGTATACGCATCTCATTATGCCGGGCACGTGTACATTGTTAGTGGTGGGAGCCCGTGGTCTTCTTTTGGAATTATTGGGAGTGTCTCTCAAACATTTTCGAATTTAAGTATAACCGTTGGAACTTTTTTTCCGAGCATTACAGAACCTTCACAATCTAGTGGCACCATTTCTTTTTTAGGGATGGGCTCGCCAGTTGCGACTGGATCTTTTCCTTTGTTTGTATATTACGATTTCATGATAACTGGGGCGGCGTTAACTACAGATTTTCATCCAATGCATTTGATTTCCTACAATTTCTAGAAAAATTTATATAATTTCTTGGATACATTTAAAAATATAAAATATATTTTATATGGCTATGCCGATGAAACCTCATAAAGGAGAAATGGAATCTGATTTCATGGATAGGTGTATGGCAGAGATGAGCGAGGATAAGTCTCAGGATCAGAAAGCAGCGATTTGTAAGTTGGCCTGGAGTAAAGATCATAAAATGGAATCGGTTGTTAACCAAAAATTAATTTATTCTGTACCAATTGCCGAATCTGCAAGACTTAAGAAAGATTTTGTTATAAAGGGTGTGGCAATTAATGAAGTAACAACGAGGAACAATGTCCGGTATGTTGCCGAGGAACTGGCAATGTCCGCCCAATCTTTGAGAGGTAAACCTTTGCTTAAAGATCACAATAATTCTATTGATGCTATTGTTGGTCGGGTAATGGAAGCATCATTTGATCCTATTAATAGGAATATTCAGTTTGAAGCACGAATCGTTGACAAAAAAATCCAAGAAATGATTGAAGATGGGCTGGTAACTAACGTTTCTGTAGGAGCAATGGTTCGTGAACTGGCTAAGGCGGAAGAAGAGGGTGCTGATTATATGGTTGCGCGAGGAATTGAATTTGTGGAACTGAGTTTGGTTTCGGTGCCTGGAGACCCCAATGCAGGATTTGCAATGGCAATGTCTGAAGCATTTGAAATGAACGAAAAAACGCAGAATGAAATTTTTGTAGCGGATACTTCAATAGATCTACGCATTAAACTCAAGGAGGAAAGTACGATGGCTGAGGAAATAAAAGAACAAGTAAAACCTGTAGACGATGTAAGAACAATGTTTGCAGAATTTAAAGACGAAATAAAAAAAGAGTTAGTCCAGTTGAAAGCGGAACTAGAAAAAAAAGAAACAGTGGTTTTGGAAGAAGCAGACGACGAAGAGGATGAAGAAGATGCCAAAGAAAAAAAAGAAGACGTGGCCGAAAAAATGAAAGGATTGGTGGGCGGAATGGAAGAAAAAAATGAACAATTCGAAGATTATTTAGGTATTGACAAGGTTGGAAACAAATTTACGGTGTATGCTGAATTTTATCCAACTAAATTGAAAAATTTACAGGCGAGGAGGTAATTAAAAAATGGCAGGAGCAGGAATAGGAAACGCAGCAGGCCTCGTAACAGTATTTGATGGCGGAAATCCAAGAATTATTGGCGGATATGCGAGATCTAATATTAGCGGGGGAGCTTTTGTATTTGCGAGTGGAGCGGATAACGTAGTAAGTTCCGGTTTGAATAGTTTCGTAACGGGCGATGTTTTGTTTACAACAGATGCAAGCGGAGCACAATTTAATGGAATCTGTGTCCAATCTGCGGGAAGTAATTCACCAGTTGCAGTTGCAACAAGAGGATGTTATATTTTGGTGGCAGATGGAACAGTAACTGCAGGATATAAAGTTAAATGCGACGGAAGTAATTCAGTAGCGAATATTGGATCAACAGCAGACGCATTAGCAAATGGACCGTCCATTGCAATTGGTAGAGCTTTAACAAATGCGGCAAGTGGCGGATTTTGTATAGTTGATATTCAAGGATGAGGAGGATAAAGATGGCCGAAATGAAATACGTAAAAGAATTGTTGGCAACAGGGGCAGGTACCGAAGGGCAACTATTGTTACCTCGTAAAATTTATGATGCTTTGATCGAAGAAGTAGATAAATTTTTATTACCAAGAAGCGAGGCAGCATTTGTAATGGGTCCTGGAGATATTCCTGGGTCAAGTGTAGATATTGATTTAGTAACAGCAGATACTATGGATATACGAGAAGTACCAGAGGGTGCGGAAGTTCCATTAGATCAGGCTTCATATACTAGTATAAATCTGAAACCAAAGAAATATGGGGTAGCTTTGCGAATTACTCGAGAGTTGTTAGAAGACGCCAAATGGAATCTTCTACAGCACAATGTAAAGATTGCGGGTAGAAGACTAGCAGAGAACGAAAATTCGTTAATTATCTCTCAAGCTTTGGATGACGCAAGTAACACGGTTTCTGGTGGCGCTGCAATTACGATTGCAAATATTACAAGAGCAATGCAATATTTGGAAGATGCAGATTACACTCCGACAACCTTCTTGGTTGGTTTTGAAGTATTAAACGATCTTAGAAATATTGATACTTTTGTAGAAGCAGACAAATTGGGATCACGGGAAATGTTGGAAACTGGTTTCGTTGGTAGATTGTACGGCATGAATGTACTTCGATGTAGTACAAACGCCGGAATGACTGCAACAAGTTCGTACGTCTTTGATAGAGAGCACGCGTACGTAATCGCGGAAAAACGACCAATCAGCGTCGAAAATTTTGAACTTCCAGCATACGACATGAGTGCGTCAGTAGTAACTCAAAGAATTTTGCCGGGCGAGCTCAGAGCAGCAGCAATATCAAAGGTGACAACTTCATAAAGATAATATATTTTTTTTTATTATCTTTATTGTTTCCAAATATAGGAGGTTTATAAAATGCCAAAAGGATTAAGAGAGGGATTAGGCTTTGAAGAAGCAATTGTTGGGAGTGAAGCGGGGCTAACAACCGCAAACGTCTTATTTACAGGCAGTGTTACATCATTCGCTGAATTTAGTGGATTAAACGCATTTCTTGCGGGGTCTGTCCAGTGTGATAAGATCATGGGAGACGTACAAGTTACCGGTCTTAACGTTTTTGCGGCAGGGTCAATGCAAGCCGATAAAATAATCGGAGATGTTCAGTTATCTGGTCTTGACGTATTCGCAGCTGGAAGTGTTCAGGCCGACGTAATTGTCGGAGACGTTAGAATATCTGGTCTTGACGTATTCGCAGTAGGTAGCGTTCAAGCAGATAAAATAGTGGGAGACGTTCAATTATCAGGTCTTGACGTATTCGCAGCAGGAAGTGTTCAAGCCGACGTAATTGTCGGAGACGTAGTGATCTCTGGTGTAAACGTTTATGCAGCAGGGTCAACATTGGCTGCAGGTCGACGTTTGAGTTCTGCAGGTACCGGAAGTCCAGTTGTATGGGGCAGATTAGTTCAAGCGGGAAACGGTACAACCAGTGCAGGATCGATATTGTGGGTTGCATTCCCCGTTGCATTTAGTGCTGCACCATTTGTAGCATTGACAATTGCAAACGATGACGACGGCGATGTTGGTACTTTGCTTGGTAGTCCGCTGGTTGCGGGCAGTGTTCGCGTAGTAAGTGGTGGCGCCAGCAAAAATTTCAATTGGATTGCAGTAGGTCCGGCTTAGAAATTTGTTTAATTTTATTTTTTATTATTATTTGTCCCGCCTAAGAGCAAAGCCTAGACGGCGGATAAGGGGGTTTAAAATATGGTTCGAGAATCGAGGATTAAGTCATATGATTTTGGGGCGTTCACGCCAACTTCTGGTACAAATAGAGTAGCATATACTGATAATCCGTTAAATGGGGAATTGTTAGCTATTGAAATAAAATCGGATTCTACCGGGAGTATTTATTTGTATACGAGCGGAGTCAATGAACAAGTATGGGCCAGAAATAGTGTAAGTGGGAATCTTGCAATTATCGATTATCCGTTTGTATATGGGGTCACTAATGCTGCAGCAACAGGATCACCGCAAGCAGTCTATAACCGAGTATTGAACAACAAATTGTGGTATAGTGGTTTGGGTTTTGAAGGTGGCTCAGTAATCTATTTCAGTGTTAAATATAGGTGATTATAAGTGGGAAATTGGTCGTTAGGTAGCGTCTCTGACCAGGTGCACAACTTTGTAGAGGGAGTTCCAAGTAGCGTTAGTGGTACTCCAATGCTTGCATTAGCAGACCGAAAACGACAATTTGTTGAAAATTATATCGATGTCGCCATTGGCAGTAATTCCATTGGGATCTCCCACCAATCAATAATTTTAAATCTGACAATTGCTGAAACTTTGAGATCAATGAATTTGATTGGCGCAGATGTTTCATCCATATCTTTGGGAGATCTATCAATTTCCAAGGGGGGAGAATCTAATCTGGAAGTATCTGCCGTGGCCTTTGAGAAAAGAGCAATGGAAGAATTAAAAGTAATCGGATGGGGGGCGCGGTATTATAAAGCGCTAGGGTGAAACATGGTATTATTACAATTCGTTGGGAAGGGCGACCCTGATTATTCTATTTATGAAATAATAGATTTTCCGAGGCACATGGTGGATCGATTACTAGATTCTGGGAACTGGAAAATTGTAGACCCGGACGAAGAATCTTCAAAAAGAGTGAAAGAGATGGTTCGGTCTAGTTCAATAACGAAAGGCCCCAAAACCAAATTATAAATATAAAAGCTTATGGTAACTGCATCATCGGTCGGATCTGAAGTATTAGGACTTATCAAGGAAGCGGGTAGGCCCGTGCGAATCCGAATATATGCCGAATCGGGGGCGAGCGCAGGGTATGACGATGACGTAACCTTTATTTCTGGGGCTAATACGTGGACTTCGGGAATAATTTCTCCTCTTGACACACGCAAGGGGAGTTCTGAGGCAATGTTAGTTGAACAGGGAAGATTGTTTTCTAACGATAAAAAAATGTATCTTTTGGGGGAAATTAATACCTCCGGAGCAGCAGTTAAAATTGGGATCGGTTCTCCCCCCGACGAAGAATATTATATTGTCCCTGAAGGAGTCACGGCATGGGAATTGGGCGGGACCAAAGCATATAAAAAGTTATATTTACGCGTTTTAACCAATGGTTCGTTTGTCGGAGAATAGTAATGGTAAAAGTACCTTCCTCAATGTTTCGTAGCAAGGAACCGTTCGTAGAGGTAACTATTCTTGGTGTTGCAGATGTACAACAAATGTTGATGAGACAAGGTATAATGTTGACTGCAGGGGTCGAATCCCAAATATTAAGAAGTGCGCAGTATGCTGCTTCCGAGGTCCAGGAGAGTATAATTGGTAATAGGGATGAAATTAAATCCGTAGACACTGGCAGGTTTGCTAACAGTATCCAGGTACAGATAGAAGGAGCTCATGCAATTATTTCTTCTCCGGTAGAGTATGCAGTCGCCCTCGAATACGGAACCACTAAAATGCCAACTCCTCGCAAACATTTCCGTAACACTGCGGTGAGAATTGAGCCAGTGATAAAAGAACAGTTTGAAAAGGTCGTAAAAAAGGTTGTGGGCAATAAAGGCTTACTCTCTCCAAATATAGATCTCGAATTAGTTTGAATTATATAATTTCAAAGATATATTTAAAAATAAAGAATTCTTTATTCTACGCGTTCTCAAGCGAGAGAATATATGAATTTAGCCAAGCGAGGTGAGATAAGATCGTAGCCACAGCAACTGTATTGCAGGACAGTGTATTGTTCATACGTAACGATCTTTCTAGCAATGTTACAGATCCTATTGCGGGTTCTCGTTCGGGTCGTGATCGTTTTGTCAGGACTTCATATCCAAAAAGGCCCGTTACTTATCCTATTATCACAGTAAGATGTACCGGTATAAAAGATGTTTCAAGGTTAGGAATGAGATCAGAATTACACTGGCTCAGAATACCAATCGAAGTAAGAATCTGGGCCAGAAATGAAAAAGAACGCGACGATTTAACGCAGGACGTATATAACAGATTACGGTCCAATCAATTTGGTGGCGGGGCGTCGAGTTCGGATGACGAAGAATTACATGACTTCCTTTTACAATCTTCGGTGTTAGTGGACGAAGAAGGGGAAGGCGGAATTAAAAGTTGTGTAATGTTATTTTCATATTCGTTTATAGCGGGGTCATAACTTTGCAAAGAATAAGTGGGTCAAAAATAAGACCAAAACTAATGGAGGATTGATATTTATGGGAAGATTTTTGGGCGATCAAGCAAGCACAGTATTATTTTATGAATCAGGAACTTATGGAAACAAATCGGGGCCGCAGTGGCCAGGGTTAGTAACAGAAAATGAAATAACCGAAAACGTTAATGTGAGTTCGTTACGGTACGCGGGGACTTTGAATAGGAACGTGGACCAATATATCGATGGCCCCCTAGACTTTACAGGGAGATTAGTGTGTCATCCCCAAAATTTCAGGTGGTTTGTATTTGCAATGGGGAGTGTAGTTGACGCAGGTAGTCCATCACCATATACTCACGTTATTTCAGAACTCAATAATGGGAGTTCGAGCCAATTTATTTCCGGAACCAAAAATCCGTTTACGAGTTTCCAGATCGAAGATGCACAGAAAGCTCCAGGAACTGGCGTCAATTTCGTACGGACAGTACAAGGAGCTGTAGCAAATGTTACTAGGTTGAGTGCTGGTGAAGGAGAGCTAGCAAACCTCGAAATTGAATACGTTGCTCAAAATGTACTTTTTACTAGCGGAGCTTTAACTGCAGCAACAGAGGATACAACTCGACCGTTCCAGTGGCGAGACTTTTTAGTGCACATTCCTTCGGGGACGGTCTTTACTGAAATAAAGGACGTTTCTTTGGAGATCAATAACAATTTTGAAGCGCCTCATTATCTGAACGGTTCTCGGGTAATCGATGCTCCAATTGCATTAAATAGAGATTATACTCTGTCTCTGACTTTGCACGGTACCAGCGAACGAACAAAAACACTTTACGACCAATATTTCCTTGGGGGATCAACCTTTAACGCAATGCTGGCAGTCTCTGCATCTACTGGAAGCCGTGAAGGATTTTTCGTGATGAGTGGTTGTAAATTGGTTGAGATGAGCGCTCCGACGAGAGCAGAAGGAGTTCAGGAACAATCAGTAACGATCCGACCTCAGACAATGGTACTCAATGTTAACGACACGGTTTTCAAGTATGGGTTTTAGAGGGTGAAACGGTATGACTAGTTTATCCAAAAATAGTTGTCTTTTCTCTCGGGATGAGAAGGGCGAACTTTTGCCAATCGAGGTAGAATTAGAATCTTTGGAAGACAAACCAAAGATTAAGATTCTGCCATTGACCAAGGGCGCCCTTAATAAATTGTTTATAGAGCAAGCAAAGGGGACTGACCAAGACGCCGAACTAATTTTGAAGCATTGCAAAGAACCTTCCTTTACGGAAGACGAACTTAAGCACATGAAACCAAAAATAATGACTGCAATAATTACAGCGATTCTTGCTGCTTCATTAGACGTCTCTCAACAATCTTTGAATGAAAAGACTATTAAAAGTATCGAAGATAATCAAAAAAAAACGAACTTTGGGAAATAATTGAGCAACAACAGAATGATGCAGAAATACAACGTATCACATTTTTGCATAAACTAGGGTATACATATTTCGAAATCCCAAAATTAACAATTTCGGAAATAAATGTGTTAGTGTCCGCGGAGAATGAGCGCATTAAAAAAGAAAATCGCGAATACAGACAACAAATGGCAAGAATGAAATCAAAGAGGAAATAATGGCGGGAATATTTGGTGGGTTGATGGGATCGGGGGGTGCTGCGGCTGCAGTTTCTATAGTTATCCGAGCCGAAGATAGATTTAGTTCTGTATTAGATAAAGCCAAAAATTCGTTAGCTGATTTCAGAAGTGCCAGCCGAATTGCGGGGACTGCATTACTCGGGCTAGGAGTTGCAGGGGTAGTTGCAATGAGCAAATTTGCGGTTGAGGGGGCAAATGCCTCAGATGTCATGTCTAACTTTAATCGGATAGTTGGCACTGACGCCCCCCGAGTCCTGGAATCGTTACAACGAGCTACGTTGAATACAGTAAGTAAATTCGATTTGATGGCTGTCACTAATATGTCTGTATTAAAGGGTGTCCGCACCGATTTATTGCCGGCAATGGCAGATTATGCAATGCGTTTGAAGGATATGGGCCGTGCTTCGGGAAGTGTGACCGATATTGTAGACACGATGAGTACTGCTTTGGCAACCCAACGCCAAATAACATTGAACCAGTACGGGATTATCATTGATACAGAAGAAGCGTATAAACGGTACGCGACGGCATTGGGTAAGACAAATGAACAATTGACCGAGTTAGATAAAAAGACCGCCTTTGCATTAGAATTTGAAACCAAATTAAAAGAAATGCTTGAGAAGACCGCGAAACCAACCCGGGATGTGGCCGACGCCTTTGCAGCAATTAGTGCAAGTTTGAAAGATTTTAGGGCCGAGCTAGGGATGGCTCTTGGTCCCACTGCTGACCGGTATGTGGGGTTTATTGAAAAAATGGCGGGGGGTTTGAAAGATCTAAAACCGGCCACTATCGAAAGTATTGCGAAATGGGCGGTCTTGGGGACTGTGTTTTCTTTAGTCGGGGGGGCGTTATTATTGTTAGCGACCTCAATAGGTTCGACCGTTGGGTTATTGTTGGCAATGAGCGGGGCTCTTGCTCTTACCTTCCTGAATGCCAAAGACCTAGCAGACAAAACTGGGTTGACGGCCTGGCTCAAAGATAAATTGGGGCCAACGATAAGCTCAGTAGTTGGGACTATACGCACTTTCGTTACCGAACTAGGGATTTTCAAGTCTAGGACTGATGAAGTTCTGCCAGCGGCCCAAGAACAATTTAAGAAATTTGGGGACGAATTTTTGCATAATCATGAGAAGAGTACTAAATTTTTGTTGGGGATGCGCAACATAAATACGGAATTATTGGAAGAACTCTTGCCAACTATAGATATGGCCAAACTAGGTTTACAGGGGATGGGCGAGGAAGCAGACAAAGCCTCCGCTAAATTTGATAAATTGTCTAATAGCGCCCAGAACGTATCAAAGTCGGCAGGACTTTCTAATTTTGCTCGAGCAATGATTGCCGCCGGAAGGTATGATCCAGGTACACCCGTTACTAAGAGAAAGTTTCAAACCGGGGGGTTCGTTGCAAATACAGGTTTGGCGTTAGTACACCAAGGAGAAAGAATAGTTCCATCTTCGATGAACAAATCTAGTAACGGGAAAGGTATCATTATTAACATTGGCCAATTATCAGGGGTTGGGTTAACAGTAGACGAGTTAGCAATGCGCCTTCAACTAAAACTAGCTCAAATGGTGAGATTTTAGGATGGTCATATATACCGAACTAAAGACTGATGCAGTGGTGAGATCGTTCGCATACAATTTGTCTGTCAAAAAGACGATAGGTGAATCTAATTCTAGTTCGGCATTTGAAGCTATCTTCGATAATACTGCGGGCGTGAATGATAATACTTTCGATATCAACGACGAAGTAGAAATACGGGTGGGAAGCGTAGACCCGCCCACAACTTTGATATTTAAGGGAGTTATTGAAGATATTCAGCACCAGGCTCACCATCTTAAAGAAATGGTTTCAATAACTGGCAGAGATTATATGGTTCGGTTAATGGATGAAACCGTTGAACCGTCGGTGTATAACAATTTAGAGGCGGGGTCGATAGTCAAGAGCCTTATTGCAAATTATACTCAAGATATTACAACTACAAATGTCAATACTACTTCGAAAACAATAACCCATATCACATTCAATCACACCCCGGTTTTTGATGCAATCAAAAAGTTGGCGGATCTCGCAGGCTATTTTTTTTATGTTGACACCGACAAAGATTTGAATTTCAAGGAAAGAGGGAGCAATGAATCAAATCTTACTTTGAATAATACAAACACTCATTCCCTGGATATTAGGCATTCCGATTACGATCTTGCAAACAAAGTGTGGGTTTATGGTGGGAGACAATTAACAGGATGGCGCGAGACGTTCACTGCTAACGGTGCGGGTAGTACCTTTACTTTGACGTATAACCCCCACGATACTGAAGTTTTGGTGGCGGGTAGTACCCAACCAAAAAAGGGAGGGATATTCGAACTTCACGAGACTGTAATCTCTGGGGTCGAATATTTGGTTGATTTTGATCAAAAGAAAATAATTTTTATTAGTGGTACCACTCCTGGCAACTTTATCCCGGGGAGTACTAATTCAGTGGCGGTCAATTATCAAAGAAGTACCCCCATTATCAAATATGGGGAAGATAGAGCAAGTATTGCGGCGTACGGCCCTCACTCAAAGGTCATAGTAGATAAAAATATCGTAGATCCCCAACAAGCAAAAGATATATTGATAGATACTTTGAAACGTCAAAGTTTGCCACTTACTTTGGGGAATATTCATTTTAATGATATACAGGATCTGGATCCGGGGGATTCGGTCACTGTAACTTTGCCTTTTGTAAATGTATCTGGGCTCAAATACGAAGTTATCGAAACCAATTACGATTTTAATCCGATTAATAATAGAGAAGAACGAGTAATGTCTGCCAGAGTTAATAGGAGAATTGACGATTATAATGATACTATGAAAGAAGTAATCTTGACGTTACGTAAATTAGAAGCCGAGGATGCGATCGATACCGACGTTATTAGTAGACTAGAATTTGGGGCCGGAAGTTATGAGCCCGATGTCAAATCGTGGTACGTATACACCCGGACTCTTGGAAGCAGTTTCGTTTTAAACAGTCCTCTCTATGGTGATTTGGGGTCGGGCACAGATCAAGTCGCCCCCCAAACTTATTTGGGGGATAGTAGGGGGGCGTTAGTTGCTCAGTACAGTGGGGGGAGGTGGAATTAAAACATGGTTACTACTACAGCAGGAAAACGTATGATTGCCAGACGAATAACTTCTGGTGCACAAACGTATCCATTATTTGTTGCCATTGGTTCGGGGTCGGGCGCAGTTTTAGTATCAGATACTAATTTGGTTGCTCAAACAGGCTCAAACACATTTACAAGTACGGATATTTCTACGGCATTAGAAGCAACCTGGGTGACTGATTACGCAAGTACTACGATGAGTGGTACTAATTTACGAGAATTTGGGTTAAAGGATAATGCGGGGTCGTTATGGCAACGCGAAGGGTTCGCAGCGGTTACATTCGATGGCACGAATGAACTCCAAATACAAATAACCTTCAAGGTGTACTGAGGAATAATAATGTGGCGGTAAGAACAGTCAACTTTGGTTCGGGAACGAATTGGGCAGATGGTGATATTTTATATGCTGCAGATTTGAATCATTCATTGGGTGTTTTACCTGGTAGAAATAGATACCGATTCTTCGATGACATGTTTTATAGTTATATGGGGTCGAAGGCAGGGGATTATCAACGTCACGATCCTTACGATTTAATTTGGAGTTGGGACGGTGTCGGAACTGCCCCCTGGATTTCAGGAATCTCCAATAATGCCGCAGGTGTAATCAGAATACATAACGGGGAGAGGGCAGGAAATAAAATCGGGTTTGGATTTTTGGCTCAGATATTTTTAGCCGGGTCGGGTTTTTATGTAGAATTACGGATAAGACCGAATTGCGCTGGCTCAGAGATTCCATTTCTCAAGATGGCAGCAAATACTGCTGCAGATACAACTACTCTGGGCAACAATTATATCCGAATATTTAATGGAACTAATGGGAGTTCGGTTTTAGAATTGGGTTCTAACAGTGTTGCCAATACCTTTTACTTTTCAAGTAATATGGCAAATAATACATGGTATACACTTGGTCTAGATGTAAAATCTACTCTGGCCACAGTATATTTGAATGATACGGCGGTGGCTAGTGGAACTACTATCCCCACCGCCAAATTAAATTATTTGCACGTTGTTGATACAACCACCGCGGACGAATATTACGATATAGATTATATCCTGATAACGGGGTCGAGGACATAAAGATCAAGATATACTGAGGTGTTAAAATATGGCGATAAGAACGGTTAACTTTGGTTCGGGAACGAATTGGGCGGACGGCAATGTTTTGTCTGATATAGATCTGAATCATTCTTTGGGCGTGTTATCTGGTAGAAATAGATATAGATTCTTCGATGACATGTTTTATAGTTATATGGGGTCAAAGGCAGGAGATTATCAACGTCACGGCCCTTACGATTTAATTTGGAGTTGGGACGGTACAGCAACAGCCCCCTGGATCTCGGGAATTGCCGTTAACAATGCGGGAGTAGTAAGAATACATAACGGAGCAAGGGCAGGAAATAAAATCGGGTTTGGATTTTTGGCTCAGCAATTTAATCCCGGGTCTGGTTTTTATGTAGAATTACGGATAAGACCGGACTGTGTTGGTGCAGAGATTCCATTTCTCAAGATGGCAGCAAATACTGCTGCAGATACAACTACTCTGGGCAGCAATTATCTCCGAATATTTAATGAAACTAATGGGAGTTTGGTTTTAGAATTGGGTTCTAACAACGCAGCCAATACCCTTTACTCTTCAAGTAATATGACTGCTAGTACGTGGTATACTCTTGGTTTGGAAGTGACCTCTACTCTGGTCAGGGTATATTTGAATGACACTCTGGTTACTAGTGGAACTACTATCCCCGCCGAGCAACTAAATTATTTGCACGTTGTTGATACAACCACCGCGGATGAAAAATATGATATAGATTATATCCTGATAACGGGGTCGAGGACATAAAGATGGCATTATTAATTAACAATTCGGATAAAATAAGCGGAGATTTATCGGGGGGTCAATTTACTGGTAACGTCCGTCCAGAGATTATGATCGTTAAACGAATTAATAAAATAGTGGATGTTTTGATAGAAATGAAGGCAAGAATCCAAATTTTGGAAGACGAAGTACAAAAACTTAAGGGAGGCTAAAATGGCAAAACGTAAGTATGATTGGAAGTTGGGGGTTTGGAAAGGGTTGAGACGATTCTTACAATTTGCGATACCCCTCTTATTATTGAATTCGGAATTGAAGGCGCTAACACTTGGAGCGATCTTAGAGTTGGTTCTCAACTGGTCCAAATTCAATGGAAACAGTGACCGAGTTGTGAAATATTCCAAAGAAAAAGCAAACAAACTATTGGGTTTAGTTTCACGTAAACGGTTATAACAGTTTCATATTCTTTTTATTTTTATATTCTGTTTTATGAGAATATTTATATATTTGAATTGTCACCCGTGTAATTAGAAATGTATACAAAACCTTCCCGGCTTTATAAACTTCGTAAGATTGTTACCAATAACGAAGACGGAGATGTATACGGCGTAACAATGCCTTCTGAAATTTCTAAAAAATATTCTGATATTTTTTTCACGATAACTGAATCAGGAAATGCTATTGTTCTTGAATCTGGTTGCAAGATACACAAACAACATACAACCCATGAAGTTTATTGGCGTGAGACTATCTGGAAGAATAACTAGTTGCCAGTTTTGAAGAGAGGAGATAGAATTAATGACAGAAAAAATAAAAGTATTACATTTGTCCGATAGCCCATTTATCAATACTGGCTTTTCTTCACAAAGTCTTTGGCTTATGAACGGGCTTGCTAATAAAAATTTTGAATGTCATTATCAAGCCGCAAATGGATACGCGGGCCAGGATTTACCTAAAGGATGCGTTAAATTACAGGACGGAACTCCATTCGATTTTAGTTTGTATGGGCACGGCCGGGAACCATATTCTTCTGATCTATGGCAACCTCGTATCAACGATGTCAAACCTGAATTTTTTGGGGTTTTGTTAGACACTTTTATGCTGTACCCCAAATGGTTGCAATTCCCTAACTTCGCCCCCGCCAAATCTTATTTTTGGTTCCCGAGTGACGGAGGTTTAGGTTTGCCTCATTCATGTGACCAGATCCTTAGAAAAGTTAATCTTCCGGTGGCAATGAGTAAGTTTGCCCAAAAACAAGCCCTTGACTATTACGGTATCAAGACCCATTATATCCCACACGGAATAGACACTACCCTTTTCCATCCAATGTCGGACAAAGAAAGGGCCGAGGCTAGGGCTAGGTGGGGACTCCAGGATAAATTCGTGGTGGGATGTTTTCTTAAAGGAACGGGAGTATTAATGAATGATTTTGAAAAGAAAAAAATTGAAGATATATGTATTGGGGATAAAGTCATATCTCATTATGGGATATCCAGGAAAGTATTGAACACACAAAAGAAAGAATTTAAAGGAAATCTTTTTTCGTTAACTATAACTGGTTTATCTTCTTCCCAATTAATCGCCACACAAGAACACCCTATTCTTTCAATAAAAAGAAAAGAAATTTTATGTAAATTTCAATCAAGACAAAAGAGAAATTTTATTTGTAGAATGAAAAAATATTCAAATTGTTGGAATTGTCAAAAATACAAAAATACAATAGAATTAAAATGGAACCCGGTTAAAAATTTAGAAGTTGGTGATTACGTTGCATTCCCTATACCCAAAGAAATAGAAGATTTGTCAACTATAAATTTAGAATCTTTATTTGATATAAAAACGATAAATAAATACAGTAAATCTTGTATTCCACTTATTATACCTCTCTCGTATGAATTTTTAAGAATGATTGGCTTATTTCTTGCTGAAGGTAATTTTATTAAATCCCGGGGCAATCTTAATGGTATAAATTTTACTTTTTCTATAAAAGAAGATATTTTTGTTGAAGAAGTAAAACAAAGTATTCATAAAATATTTGGGTTGCAGAGTAATATATATAGAAGAAATAATAAGGGGAGTATAGAGATACGGATAATGAATAAATTATTGGCACATTTATTTAAATATTTATGTGGGGAATATGCAAAATATAAACAAATTCATACATTATTAATGAAAATTGATCCACAAAAACAGAAGATAATTTTAGGCGGGTTAATGGCGGGAGATGGATGGGAAGGAATTAATTCTCATTGTAAAACTACACGAAAAACATTGGCAACAATTTCTGGAAAGCTTGCTGAACAAGTATTAATAATTTGTTTGAGAAATAAAATTATTGCAAATACATCTAAACAAATCCCAAAAAACAAAAAAAATAATGTTATTTGGAAAATTAATTTCCATGAAAATAAAAGAACACAGGTGAGTTTTTTTATTGACGATTGGCTTATGAGGCCCATAAGGAAGGTTCATAACAAACAAATAAACGATTATGTGTATAATTTAGAAGTTAAAACAGATAATAGTTACATTGTAAATAATGTTGCAGTGCATAATTCAGTAACCAGAAATCAGGGCAGAAAAATGTTGGATCGGCAAATCAAATCGTTCGCATTATTTGCAAAGGACGTCCCCGAGGCAGTAATGCTGCTTCATACCGATCCTCAGGATGGTGCTGCGGTATTCGATATGCATCATTTGATACGAAAGTATAATATGCAAAATCGAATCAGGTTTACCGGCCTCCAATTTTTCAAAGGATTCCCGTACCAAAAAATGAATGAGATATATAACCTCATGGATGTATTTTTCTTGTCAACCAGTGGCGAAGGTTTCGGAATCCCGACACTGGAAGCTAATGCTTGCGGAGTTCCGGCAGTTGTTACCGATTTTACGACGACCCACGAACTTTTAATGGAGAATGGTCAGTCGGGGTTACCAGTAAAATTAGCGGGCACGGAACACGTAGACCAGAAACTGTCAGAGGTCCAGAGAGATATTTTGATGGCGGAAGGTACGATAACGGGTAGCTGGACTGTTGAAAGAGCTATAATGTCTATTAAAGACGGAGCAAGATGTTTGTCCGAATTATACAAAAACGAAGAACTAAGAAAGGAATTTGGAAGGAACGGAATTAAAAAAGTAAAACAAATCTATGATTGGCCAATCATAATTAAACAATGGGAAGATTTGTTCAAAAATAATTTGGATTAACTAAAATGGGAAAACGCTTATTGTTAATGTCTTTACGCTCTCCATACTTAGACGACGCCAAAGTTTATCCTCCACTAGGAATTCTATATTTGAAATCTGCGGCCGAAAAACAAATTTCCGATCTTGAAATTGATTTAATGGACGATTACGATCTCAACGATCCTTCTTTATTTGATCCGTATGATTTTGTTGGGTTGAGTGTGATGACCCCTCAACGTGAAGAAGCAAACCGAGTATTAACCCGAATAAAAGATTTAGATCCGAAAAAGAAAGTCATAATTGGAGGCCCGCACGCGCAATTCTATTTTGATGAAGTACAGAGACAACCATGGGATCATATTGTTTTAAGGGATGGCCAGAGAAGTTTAGTAAGAATCTTGCAAGGCGATGAAAGAAGAATATATTCTGACATTCTAAATAAACAGGAATGGAAAGATCAACCAAATCCAGACAGAACAAGCGATATAGCAAGAAAGTTTTTAGCGCAATATAATTATACTTTGCAGGGGAAGCGTGCAGGGACTATGCTAACTGCAACGGGCTGTCCCGAACTTTGCAAATTTTGTGAGGATAGTCAAACACAGGTAAGGTGGCGGAGTGTAGAAACGTTGGCACAGGAAATGGATGATCTTCTGAGTTTGGGGTATCAGGGGGTATATTTGTTCGATGACATTTTTTCTATTGCCATGCACCAGATTAAACCAATATTGGTGGAATTAAAAAAAAGAGATTTAGTATTCAGATGTAATGGTCAAGCAAGATATTTCACCAAATGGGGCGAAGACTTTGCAAAGTTATTAGCGGAACACGGGTGTGCCGAGATTGCATTTGGCCACGAAACCGGGAGTCAGAAGATATTAGATAATATACAAAAAAGAACAACTGTCCAACAAAATTATGATTCAGTTATTTACGCAAAAAAGTATGGGGTAAAGGTAAAATCTTTTATACTGCTGGGTCTCCCTGGAGAAGATATGGAGACACTTGCCGAAACTGAACGATTTGTTGCAACTGCAGGAATGGACGACTTCCAGTGTTGTGTATTTATGCCGTTTAAAGGAACAAAAATAAGAGAGAGTATTGATAGGGGGGAAACCATCGATTTAAAAATAGAAGCCAAGGGTGCTGATGGAGAAATAACGGGCGCATACGGCATTAAGGGGGGAGAGTCTTCCTATGAAGTAAGGACGGGGGCATTATCTTCCAAAGACTTAGAAGATTTTAGAAATTATTTGGTAACCACTTATAAACCCAAATCACATGCGAAAAAGTGGCAAGAAGATAAATTTTTTGATATTGGAAAAGATACACATTCGATATAAAATGGCGATCTGGAATCATAAACAAAATTGTAAATGTAAGGCGTGTGGATATCCCTTCTGGTTAAAGAATTTTCCCTCCTGGAATAAAAACGAAGATAAATTTTTTGAAACGTGGCAAAAGGAGACTAAAAAATGTTAGTAGTTGCATATATTGGAGATCGGTGTGCGAAATTCTTAGATATGAGTTTCAAAAGTATACTTGATGCAGATAAAATAATTTTTGTGTGGGGGATGGAAGATCCCGAAACGGTCTATTTCC